CGAACAAGCTGATTATTTCGACGAAAAGAAGATGCAATATCTTCGTAAAAAAGTATTAGATATGGGCAATGAAAATATTCGCAATAATGACGATGATTTAGATAAGTTCACAATAGAATTTCAATTTAAAAATTAATATAATAAGGATCAAGGTATGAACGAAATATATAGCTTTACAGTCGAACTTTCAAAGGAAAAAGAAAAGAAAGTCGAAAAAACAATTATTGATAAAGATACTGGTGAAGAAAAAACAGTGTCTGTCAATGAAAAGTTTACAGAAAAAGAGCCTGTGCGGGTTATTTTGAAAGAGCCTAATCGCAGACAAATTGAAGAAGCTGATATGGAGTACAGCATTGAAATTAGTCAATGCATCAAAAGAGGCATTCTTACAAAAGCTATGCTTGCTAAAAAATATAGTGATTCTGGCGGATTGATGGCAGAAACTGATGCTCAAGTATTAACTCAAAAATACGGACAACTAAATCAACTTCAAACTGATTTCACAAGACTAAATACAAAAACGGGAGATCGCACACAAGAAGACGAAGAAAAAGAAAAACAATTAATTCAAGATATTGCTGCATTACGCAGAGACATTGTTGATACTGAAACTGCATATGCTTCTTTGTTTAATCATACTGCGGACACTAAAGCTCAAAACAGAGTTATTTTGTGGTACGTTTTAAATTTAGCATATGTCGCAAGAGGAGAAGAAGATCCAGAGCCATTGTTTGTAGGAGACTCTTTTGAACAAAAAGAAAATCATTATTACGAACTTGATGAAGCTCAAGACGAATTATATTTACTAGTTCAATCAAAACTTGCAACCTTTGTAAGTTATTGGTATTTTACGGCGGGAGTAACTCGCGCAGACATTGAACAGCTAGATAAAGATATTGAAGAAGGTAATGTTTAATGGGTTTAGAACAAACACTGTTCAAGCGCATTTTTCGTGATGTTGTTCGCGGACATTCAATAAATTATTATAACAACAAAAAAATCTACGTTAAACATCTTGGAGTTAATGAACAAGTTGATCTGGATGATTATAGATTAGAGCATTTAGAACGCGCAAAGCAAAGAGGAATCCCTGAAGAAAAAGAAGTATTAAAATTTCTAAAAGACAGTGGCGATTGGACAGATAAAGACGAAAAAGATATATCAGATCAACACTCTTTTATTCAAAGCTTGATAGACAATAAAGCTGGATTATATCTGCAAAGTCAAATAGATAAACAAGACGAACTGATTCACAAAGCTCGCGAAGAGCTGGACGAAAAACTAAAAATAAGAAGAGGGCTGTTAGGTAATACTTGTGAAGATTATGCGGAAAAACGCTGTATTGATTTGTATATTATAAAAAGCTTTTATTATGACATAAAATTTGAAGATACTGTTTTTACGCAACAATCATTTGACGAATTATCAAATACTGAATTATCAATAGTTAATACTATATACAATGAAATATTTGGAACATATTCTGATTTAAATTTTCAAAAAATGGTTTTAGAAGATTTTTACGGACCGTATATGCAGTGCTGTGATAAACCGTTAGACTTTTTCGGAAAACCTACTACTCTTTTAACACATTATCAATTAAGATTATACTCTTATACTGTAATGTTTAAAAACATATTTAATTCTGGAGAAGAAATACCTTTTAAAATTAGAAAAGATCCGCAAAAACTTATGGATTGGGCAAGAAATCCTAAAGGTAGAGAAAAAGCAAGAGAAGTTATGGAAAAATCTGGCGAAGGCGGAGCAGGCTTGTTTGGAGCAACAAAAGAAGACCTTGAATCATTAGGTATTGAAACGCAAGGAGCTGGAACAGTTTCCTTAGAAGAAGCGGCAAAGAAAAAGGGCGGCACCTTAAACATGGAAGATTTAATGAAATTAAGTGGAATGGGTTAATTTTTATGTGTAATTGCATATAAGGATAATTGGACCCATGGCCAGAGCAATAGAAGTACCAGTAGTAGCAAAAAGAGGAACGCTTGCAAAATCGATAGAAGGCGAGGCAGCAACGGCGTTTAGAAACTTGGGCAGATCGTCAGGAGCAGTAGCTCCATTGGGCAGGATGCTTGGAAAAATAAGAGCAGATGCGGACGAATTTACAAAATCTATTGAAGCTTCTAACGCTCGTGTTATTGCATTCGGGGCCAGCGTTGGTGTTATCAATGGTATTAGTAATGCTTTTAAATCCTTGGTCGCTACTACGATCAATGTCGAGAAAAAATTAACCGACATTAATATTGTTTTAGGTGCTTCGCAAAAAGGTATTGCAAAATTCGGAGATGGACTTTTCAAAGTTGCAAAAAATACTGCACAAAGTTTCGACGTAGTTGCCGAAGCTGCTACTGAATTTGCTCGTCAAGGTTTAAGTATTGAAGAAACATTAAAGCGTACAAATGATGCGCTTGTTCTCACTCGTCTTACTGGACTAAAAGCCGCAGAGTCTGTTAAAGGTTTGACTGCTGCAGTTAACGGTTTTGGCAAAGCTGGGCTTACTACCACTCAGATTATTAACAAACTGTCTGCCGTTGACGTTCAATTTGCGGTTGGTACAGATGACTTGATTGATGCGTTGAGTCGTGCAGGCGCTGTAGCTCAAGACGCTGGAGTCAACTTTGATGAGTTGGTTGCTTTGGTAACAGTAGCGCAGCAAAGAACTGCTCGCGGTGGCGCTGTTATTGGCAACGCTTTCAAAACAATTTATACCCGAATACAAGATCCCAAAGCTTTAGCGGCATTAAGGCAAGTTGGTATAGCTGTTGATGATATTACTGGCGCTGCACTACCAGCTAATAAAGTATTACAAAATTTAGCGCAATCATACGACAGCTTAAATAGAACACAAAAAGCTTCAATAGATCAATTTGTCGCAGGTAAATTTCAAATCAACATTTTAAAATCTGTATTAGGAGATTTAAATACCGTTAATAATGAATACAGCAGAGCTCAACAAGTTTCTGCAAATGCAACAGATCAAGCAATTCAAAAAAATCAACAATTAAATAAAACACTTGCAGCACTCGCAACTCAGGGTGGGCTAGCTGTTGAAGAATTAGCAAAGAAAATTGGTGATATTAGTCTTGGCCCAGGAATGCGTAATATTCTTACTACTTTTAACGAACTTGTAGAAGGAGCAACTCGTGGACTAGATGGTGAAGGTGCGGGATCAAACTTTGCAAAAGGATTACTAAGAGGTATTGGAGGAGTTTTAACAGGTCCAGGTTTAATTGTTATCGGCGGCGTGTTTTTGAAATTATTTAAGGACTTAAGTGTATTTGGCGTTAAAAGTTTAAAAAACTTATTAGGACTTAACAATGCATCAAAACAACAAGCTGCACTTCAACAAGGCATTGGTCAGTTACTCGCCACAAACGTAAAGTTTCAACAGCAAATCGCAGCAGCAGAAGGAAACACCGCAAGACAGGCTGCAATAGTAAATAGATTTTTAGCGCAAGAAGTTGTGCTTCGAGAAAAAGCTGCAGCGGCAAGTGCAAGAATGGCAGCAGGCGCATATGCAGGTGGGTTTGGAGTTAGCGCTGCAGGCTTTATAACAAAAGGAAGAGGTAGACGCGGAGCACCTTCATTTGCACCAACTACTGGAGTGCCTAATTTTCAGCATTTTGAGACTGACGCAAAAGGTAACAAGGTTTTTAATGTTGGACAATTAATGGGTTCAGTTAGCGCTGGTGGCGAATTTTCGGGCACGCACAAAGTTAGTACTTTTTTGTCAAAAGCTATTAGAAAAGGCAAAAAGAAAATGCCCGTTTTCGGAGAACATCTAAAGGCCTTTTTAGATGCTAATAATGTTAAGTATATATCTGCACAACAAGGCTCTCATATGTCGGGTTTTGCTACGCCCGATTCAGCGAAAAGTTTTTATAAAGATGTTTATAACAGTAAGAGTCCGATTCCTGCAGTAGTAAACGATGAGATGATGTCTAAAATTTACAGTCGCGGATTGGCAAACATGAAGGAAGAGGCTTTTGCTAAAGATCCAGTTGGTGCATTTAATGAGGCTGTAAACAAACATCTTCCAACCACAGGTAGCAGTGTTACCTCTGAATCTAGACAAGCAGCAGCTCTTAGAAGTCACTATCAAAGGGGCGCCGTAGAGGAAGGTTTAAAGAGAAAATATGGTCTTACAGGTTTTGATCACAAAAATTATATGATTGACTCAGTAGACAGATCTGGCAAACCAGTAGAAATAAAAGCTACTATGTCAAGAGAAAACTCTATGTCCATGATAAGTAAACATATTAGGTCAAATCAAAAACTTTATGATTTCTTGGGCACTACAAAAGATCCAGTATCAGGTAGCGCTGTCAAGGGCGGCAAGCAGTTTAGGGAATTTTTAGATACTCAAATGATGGGCGGAACAGGGCCATTTGGACAAATGAAGCCAGGCACTTTAGAACATGGAATGTTTGGAACCGTTTCTCATCGGCATGGAGGTGGAGCTCAAGGGGGCGCAGCTTTTAGAAGAGCTTTTAGAAAATTTGCCACACCATTATTCCCTAACTTTTCTCCAATAGGAGATGCAGTAAGAAGAGAAAAAATGCAAGTCGGCGGTATGCTAGGAATTTCTCCATCTAGCGTCAAAACAAAAGTCGTACAAAACACAGCATTAAGAAGTCCATTTAATCCTGGCGGCTTTGGAGTTATTTCTCCCACGATTGGGCAAAATAACTTTGCAGATGCACGAAGAATGCATAGAGGAGAAGATTTAAGAACTGCGAATTTGCCAAACTTTGCTTTGCGTAAAAGTGGCAGCGTAATACCTAGAAGAGGCGCTGGTGCGACATTTGCTGATGATGTTACAGATTATATTATGCGCGAAGCTAAAGTCGTTATTACTGGCATAGAAGATAAAGCTAGCAAAAAACTAGGAGATTCAGTTGGCGCTGCAACAGTCAAAGCTGTAGAAAGATCTAGCGGTGGAACAGGAGCATTTGGAAGAACACGTGGTACTCCAGGTCCTGCAGTTGACCCAAGGAGCTTCACCAGAAGAATGAGAGATCGCGCGGGCGCAGCGGTTACAGGAACGAAAGCTGTTGGTGGCGCCATGATGGGGCCAGCTTTAACTGGCATGTTTTTGTCCGAAATGGCTGGAGGATTTTTTCCAGAGGCAGGATTGGAAGAAAGAGTCGCAATGACCCCAGGCCAAAGAAGGAGGCAAAGTTTTGCTGGAAACTTAACACAGTCAGCCATGATGGGCGCTGGGGTTGGGTATGGTGCTGCGCAAGCAGCTAGAGCTTTGGGCATGGGAGCGTTAAGGGGTGGTGTGATCGGCGTTGGTAGTGGTCTGGTTACTGCTGGGCTTGGGTTGTACAAAGCACAAACTGCGACATCAGAGCTAACTCCTGCAGAATTAGGTGCTGGAGCTCAAATGGAACAAGATAAAGCGTCACAAGATTTGCAGGTCGCGCAGCAAATTCAAGCTGGAATAAGGGAGGCAGGCGCTTTACCTCCTGCAAAACGCGCAGAAAAAATTAAAAGAATGATGTCCTTGATGGGTACGATTTCAAACCCAGTTATTAAAAAAGATTTGAAAGGTGCCCTCGAGTCAGCAGACCCAGGAGCAATGGATACGGTAATTAGTAATTTAATTCAAAGAAGAAGCGTCGCAGGGTCTAAGTTAAGGGCTAGGGGAGCAATAATCAGCGCTAGTCAAGCAGGAGGATTTTCTGAATCAAGTTTAATTAATGCCGCTAGTGCGCTACGCCAAGCGGGAGTGACCGCTGAAGGTCCAGGTAGCCTTGCTTTTGCGGCGAACAAAAGCCTTCGGCAAAGTAGCGTGGGGCATGGTATGCTCGACAGGCTAGACCTCGCCCCAGGCGAGAGGGATAGCTTTTTTAACGCTTTAGATGAATTAGGAACTAAAGAATTAAATAAATTGTCCGAAGCTTTAAAAAAAGCCACGGAATCAACAAATGCGCTAGACAAAAACATGCAGAATGCGGTTACTGGTCAAGTTAATAGATACCAAGCGTTTATGGACATGCGCAGGGGTTTGACAAACGCTCAAATTGCTAACGCAAGTATTCAAGCGACTGGAGCTGGCCAAGCGAGAGTAAGACAAGTGCAAGATGAAATGGCCTTAGGAACAATGCAAAGAGTAGGCGGAACAAGAAGCACTATTGGCATGAGATTCAGAATGGGCATGAGTGAAGCTAACATTACAGATCAGCTTGCGAGGCAAAATTTAGGTGCAACTTCAGGAGGCAGATTTGCAAATTTAAAAATAGCAGAAAACCCTAAAAACGAAGCAATGATGCGAGCTTTCAGTTCTGGCTTGACAACAGCTGCTGAAAAGGGAGATTTATCAGGAATAACATCGGCAATAGATCTAATGGATTTTAAAGCGGGAACATTTGGAGGAAAAGACCTAGAAATGGGGGTAGAAGATGTAAAAGCTTTAGAAGATTTTTCTAAAGAACTTATTAACTCTGCAAAACTGATTAAAATAAATACACAAAATCAAAAAGACTATGTTAAAGCTTTACAAGAAACTGCACAAACTTTAGATAAACAAAGCATGTTAGTTGCTGGTATAGAAGGATTCAAAAATTCATTACAAAGCGCGCTACAAAGTATTGCCGATCCGTCAATGAGCGGAAGCAAAATTGGAATGAATTTACTAATGGGTACGCTTGGAGCAGTTAACCAACAAGCTTCTGCAAACGTTGCTGATTTTGTAGGCGGAAAACTGGGCAACTTTTTTGGCTTGAACAAAGGTCAAAGAGGCATGTACATTTCTGGCAGTCGAACAGGCGACAAAAATCCAGCAATGCTCGAAGACGGCGAATATGTTCTTAACAGAAATGCAGTAAAAGCCATGGGCGGACCAGCCTCCCTTGATTCAATTAATTTTGGTATGTTTCCAAGATTTCAAAACGGTGGAGTTTTTGGCGGAGTACCTTCAAAGCACAGAAGAAAAGCTTTGGATAAATTTGGTCACGCATCGTTTGGACCAAGTGGTGGAGGATCTGCAGCTGGCGGCGGTGGTATTGGATTAAATTTAGGAATATTTAATCCAAATTTAAGTTCATTAGCTCATGCAAGTGATCCTACATTACAAGCTACTCGTGGATTTTTAAGGCAAGAACGACAAAAAGACATTCAAAAACAATTCCAAAAACAAGCAGAAAGAGATCAACTTGTATCAACAGTTGTAAGCACGGGAATCAACGTGGGTTTGAGTGCTTTAATGAGTGGAAATTTGTTTAAGAAAAAGTTTACTCCAGATCAAAGCTTAATTGACACAGCTGCTGGTTACGGACATGGAGATCAATCTCCAGGCGCAGCAGATCTTCCTGCTCCAGGATTTAACCAGATTCCTGGCCCACTTTCTTTAACTCCGTTTGGCGGAAGGCAAGGCACACCAATGGATCCAAAATTTACTGGCACAGCATCAGCCAACAGAGCAATTCGGGCGAGCGATCAGCACTTTCAGCTCGGTAAGAACTTGGCGTCAGGCATGTCTATGAACAAAGCAGTTGCTAAATCCGATGCGCACGGAGGAAGAGCTGGAGCTTTAATGAATACATTTCGCAAAGCAGGAATAAAACCTGGCGACAGAGCGGCTATGGCTCAGCATATGTATAATGAGGCATTAAATGTAGGTGGAAAATATGGCGTAATTCCGCTACCAGAACACAGAGGTCTTGGTGGATTAGGTGTTCACCAAAAATTTGAGCAGGCAATAGAAAAACAAGTTGATGATACGGTATTGCAGCATCTATCAGAAGGAATGATTGGTACGGCTGCGGGTTATGGACATGGAAATCAAGCGCCTGGGAAGAGAATGGGCCATACTAATCAAGGAATTATCAATATGCTTAACAAAGGAAAGAGTTTGCACGATGACATTATTAACCAGAATAAAGTCAGACCAGTAACTCCGTACGAGTTTAGAAAAAATAGAAAGGCGCCAGTAAAAGACAAATATGGTAACGTAATTATTCCTTATCAGCGTGGCGGCTCAATCGATAACATACCTGCAATGCTAACTGGTGGAGAGTTTGTAGTCAACGCTGGAGCAGTAAGAAAATATGGAAGTAACATGCTAAACAGCATGAACCGCTTTCAGTCTGGCGGAATGGTCGGAAACCAAAAATTTGTTCCACAAGAAGGTTCTGCAAAATCTTCTGACGCATCAAGTTCAACAAACAATAACACTGTTAACATCGCAGTCAATATGGGTGCAACAGGCCCAACGATCAGCGAAGATGCATCGGGCACAAATAATGATCGTCAATCCAACGGCCGTGACTTAGGTCGCAAAATAAGACACGCAGTTCTTCAAGTTATTGAAAGTGAAAAACGTGTTGGTGGTAAATTAAGAGATCCATACGCTAAACCATAATGAAAAACGCTTCACTATCATATAACCAATCAATATTTATAAATGGCACTGGTATCTCTGGTGTTCAAAGTATTGAAGGTAATTATGGTGTTACAGAAAAAAATGTAAACTTTATTGGTTTTGGATATGTCACTGGATTAATATCACAGCCGATGCAAGGCAACTTTACTGTTAGTCGCGCATTGATAAGCGAAGATCCATTTTTAAACTTAACAGGAGATGGGCCAACTCACGCTTTTAGTGGAACAATATTTTATGAAAAACCAAACATAGGAGGAACACTTGAAAATAATTTAAGTGGTTCATTTGGTTTTCATAGTGGATACCTTAATAGTTACAGTATATCTTGTGGAATTGGAGAAGTTCCATCTGTGCAAGCTTCTATATCTGTATTTGGAGATTTAGGCCCAGGTATTGATGCTAGATATAATGGTGGTGCAGCGGCAGCAGATAATCCCACGATACGTGTACCAGATCAAGGTGGCATAGTTTTAACATGTGACGGATCAAGCACAAATAGAATTACTTCGTTTAGTCACACGGTTGAATTGCCGCGAGAACCAATTTATGCTTTACCAACAGCCGCAACCGCAGATATTCTTGGTGATGATGTTAAATGGAAAATGCCAGCACAAGTCGATTTAATTTACCCAGTAGAATCTACAACAAATTTCACACTTGAAATTGATGATTATGAAACAAAGAATTTATATGGAGCATTAACAGGCATACATGTTCACCCCGTTGACATAACAATTAATGACGATTCTGGCAGTGAGATCATAAAGTTTGATTTGTCAAAATCTAGATTAATATCTGAAAGTTTTAGTTCTGATGTAGGCGGCGCAATAACAGTTAACTTAACTTACAAAAAATATTCTAATAAACGATAATGGCATTTTTAAAATACGAAGATGTTTTAGTAAAAGTAGGTAATGACGATATCTTTGCTGATACGGCATCTATTAATGTTGAAGCTTCATTATCAGAATCAAGAAACATATATGGAGAAATAGAAAGGTATGCGCCGACAAATGGTCTGAAGGGTCAAATGTCATTTGAATATTATATGACTGGAGCATTACCAACATATCTTGATATTACTGGAATTAATGAAACCGATACGCGTAACGGAAGCTTTGGCGGATTGGGATTTTCCGACGCTTACACAACATCATTTAGTTTAGATGTAGAACCATATTCGCCAGTAATGATATCTTCTAACATGGACTTTTACAGCGCATTAACAAGTAACATATCTTCTAATTTTAGCAATCCAACAAGTTTAAGTAATTGGACAAACAAATATGCGCACGGTATCAGATCTTTTGTTGCAGGTACGCCATCAAACATTAACAATACATTATCTGTTTCTTATTCTGTATCTGCGCAAAGAATGCCAATATATTTAGCAGGAGAAACAACTCCTACAAGAGTGACAAAACAAGGAGTTGAAGTAAACATGACCATACGTGGAGACAATATTGGAGACGTACTAGCCGTCTCTGGAAATCATGCGGAAATTACTTGCCATATGCTAGACATGAACTCAAATCATACTTTGGAAAAGTTAAGATGCAGTGGCCAGATTGTAAGCCAAAATCTTACAGTTTCTGCGCAAAACTATTTAAATGGTGTAATATCGGTTAGGCAAGTTTTTCAGTAATGAAGGTAGATTTTGATATATCTGGATGGAGTCCAACTCAATCTTATAAAAAGTTTGATGTTGTATTTTTTTCTGGCCATAGTGTTACGGGCTGTAATCCTTTTGAGTCTGGCTACTATTATGCAACTGCAGATAACAGCTCCGCGTCAAACACAAGCTTGTCACCCACAGGAACAAACACTAAATGGACAAGAAGTTTCCCAAGCACTCCCTCTTATAACTCTAGTGTTTCTTTTAGCGCGGAAAACAATAAACACACTTTTGGAGACGGCTATTACACATTACTACCTAAATCACATAACAATCTAAAAATAAAATATAACCTAGGTTTTCAAGGGCGAACAACAAAAGAAGCAAAAGCAATTTTACATTTCTTAGGACACAGGTTCGAAGAAGGTTATACTGGCGCTGCGTCTGGGACTGCTGGAGCTTATCCAAATTTACATACAGAATATCAAGGAGACTTAATATTAACAGGTTTTAACTTTACACCTTTTAGACCTTATAATCAAACAGGCAAATATTATTGCGAAGAGTTTGATCATAATCAAGTATTTACTAATGTACATAATATTAGCGCATTGTTTGATAAAAGCGAAGACTCGTTAACAAATTGGAAAAACAAAGAAATAAATTTAGATAACACTTCAGGTTTTTGGGCGGCGGGAGCAACATATGGTACTTATGATATTGTTTATTTTAGTGGACACAATGTTTCAAACTTTAGTGGATTTTATTATCACACTGGCAAAGGATCTGGTATCGCTACTGCTGCTAACGGGCCAACTGGCGCAAGCACTTTATGGACTAACGATACATTTTATTTCAAACCAACATCTTTTAATATTCCACAAAAGCCGCGATTACTAAAAAGTGAATTAAACAGAAATTATGTTGAAAGATGGAATGATGGTATTAATACAAATTTGCTTGACATAAATTTAGAATTTCAAGGAAAGAGCGAACATGAGGCAAAAGCAATTAGTCATTTTTTAATAAATAAAAAAGGATACGAAAGTTTTAAATTTTCTCCGCCACATCCGTACGAACAAGCAAATAAAATATTTGTTTGTCAAGGTTGGTCTGACAGTTATGTTTTTAATGATAACAGAAGTTTGTCTGCAGCGTTTGAAGAAATGCCGCTAGACTTAAATAAGACTCCAAGAAATTTTAGAACATTTATTTTAGATGAAGGAGGTAGAGTAATAGCTCCTTATGAAAAGCAAATTGGAACTGCTGGCTCAGTCTTCGAAGTAGATTATGGCATTTTTATGACTGGCTTCAAAAGTGGGACTGGCATGTATTTGTATAATAGTGGCGATCAAAAAATTATATCAACTTTAAATTTGTCTGGAGAGCACGCAAGGTCTGGAGTTTACAAATTTAAAGATAATACAGATTCTAGATTCAAGCTCAATAGCCATGCAAGTGCGATTTTTGAACTTGGCCAAAAAGAAAGTGGATTTTTTGAAATAGAGTTTGCTACAACTGGAAAATCTGGGGCACAAAACTCTTGGTTTACAGATGACTTGTCTACAGAAGGTTATTTTTATTATTTTTCTGGGCATGGTGGAGCTGGGTATACTGGACCGCATAATAGGCCATCACAACTTACAGTTACAAGCACTGATCAATATAACTTTCCAGATCCAAGTGGAACTATAAAAATAGATTTAACTGGAAATGCAGAGGCTGTACCTCCTGGACCGATTGCGTCGTTTGATGTCAAAGCCAATGAAGATGACATTTTATTAACTGGTCAATGGACATATAGTGAACCATTAACGGCGACAGGAATTTTATTAGAAGTTTCTGGCGTTGCTCCCGCTTCATCTTTACCCGCTGGCGAAACCGCAACAGGCGTTCTTATCGATGAGCCAACAGGAACAACAGTTTTTAGTTATCCATGCGTTCCTGGTCAAGCGCATCATTTTAGAATCAGAACACAAAATATAGACTTGATTGGCGGAAATGTTAACGGAGGAAATTTGAGAAAAGTTGAAGCCACTGAATTTGTACATGCAAGCGCAACAGTTGCTAAAACATCTTTAACAGTAAGAGTGGACAAAGAGTCGGCAAAAAGTTTCGCAGAATCAAATATTGGTTTTAAAAATGTAAACCTAAAAACAATCGCTCAAAATGAAATCAACAGATTGAACGCGTTAAACTCAAATATAACAGTTAATGCATTTTCAAAAATTGAGTTTAAATTTGATGAGGAGATGTACATATTTTCAGCAAATACCAGCTTGCCCGCTTTGGATACTGGAACAAAATTTACGAGTACATACGGTGGAGGAGGAGGATTGGACCCAGTTCCTATAGAATTATATATTCCAAAAACAACACAAATAATTGGTGCTGGAGGCAAAGGTGCAAACGCTTTTTCTGTGAGATCTTACGGAGGAGCAATTGGAGACAAAAAAGAATGTCCAATAGCGTACACTGTAACCTCTTCACAAAGGTCGACTTTGTCGTCAAAAGAAGTTAGGTTTTGCTCGTTGCCAGAACTCGCTGGAGTTGGACCAATTTCATTAAGGTACTTAAAAGGCAAAATGGATGGAAACTATTCAGTTGGGTCTACGCCAAATGACGGAGCAGATGGCGGTACAGCTTTTGAGATTAGTTCTGATTACGCTTCTTCTAGTATTAGGTTGGAATGCAAAGGATTTATCGGAGGTGGAGGCGGTGGCGGTGGTGCTGGAGGTACAAGAGTTTCAAATATTACTGCGCTTCAGATCCCAAGAGAAATAATCACTTTTGATCCAAATACAAAGACTTTATCTTCAAGAGACAGAGGGGTCAGGGAAACACTTTTGCCATATAAATCAGATTTAAAAACTCATCACCTAGCTTTTACAAAACCACATCCAGCTTTACAAGCTAAAATAGTTCCTGCTACGCCAGATAAAGATGATCCTAAAGACAATAAACAAGATCAGTTTTATTATGAAGTAAGACCAGGTGGCGGTGGTGGAGGTGGCGCTGGGTTTAATTTATCAACGTCTGAAGGAGGCGATGCTGGAATTATTTCTCCTTCTCCAGCAGATGGAGGTAAAGGTTGTGCACAGTTTGTGTCAAAAGTTAGAGCGTTTAGCAGCAGAACATTTGAGGTTTTAACAAGCTCAAAAAATGGCGAGTCATCTGAAATAACTTTTCCTCTTAGCACTGGAGAACAAATTGGTGAAGCCAGAGGCGGTAATGGTGCAACATCTATGTTTCTTGCTGCGCCAGTCATGGGCAGAGGCAACTATGCTCTGCAAAATCCAAGCGGTTTAAAAGTTAGTTTTCCTGATGAACAAGAATCATTGAGAAATGCTGGAGGTTATGGAGGTTTCGGTGGAGGCTTTGGTCAAGACGGATTCAATGGTGAGCATCCCGTGCAAAATTACACAGAAAGATATATAAGCTCGACTTACGGACCAGAGCCTAGAAGTTTTGGATTTGGTGGAACTGGAGGATTATGTATAAATACAAATGGAGCAATCTTAGACTTTTATCCTACAGACAATATTCCTTGTAGCGGTCAAGATGGAAAACATGAACTCGAAGCCAAAAATTCAGAGTTGTATAGAAATAAAATAGGTTATGGATCATACTTGACTCCTAAATTTACCAGTGCAACTGCAATAGCAACTGCTTCTGGTCAAAATAAAGTTGTAGGATTAATTTCAGGACTAAAAAGTAACGGCTCTGATAAAATGGATTTTACCTCTGTCACAAGAACAACTCCAAATCAAAGCAATGCTGTTAATGGAAGCTATCCCGCATGGAAAGCTTTCAACCAAGAAATCAACGGATCTTTTAATGATTACGTTTTAATGGATCAAGGAGCTTTTCCATATTATTTAGTATATGATTTTGGTAATGGAAATGCACAGCAGGCTGAGTGTTATCACATTGCTAGCGCTGGAGCTTCTGAGTCACATTATGCCAGCAACTCCACTGAATCAGTTTTCGGAACAGTTTTTGCGCCAACGAGGTGGCAGCTATATGGATACAATGGCGCTCCAGACGGCTTGAACGGAGATTCAGACATGACACTTTTGCACACTAAGGTTCATCATAATTTTATGCCAAAAGCTAGAATAGTGCCACCAAATTCAAAAGTTTATGATGCAGATTATACTGAAAATAAAGAACAACAAAAAAGCTTAATTGAGGTAGAAGGAGCGCTACACAATTCTTACGTTTCAGTTCCTGGGGCAATAAGATATTTTCAGATACCTGAAGAAAATAAAGGTTCATTTAGGTATTATATTTTAAAAATACTTGACGCAGATGGTTCTGCTGCGGGAGATGCGGTACAAAAGGTTAAAATAGCTGATTTTGGTTTAAGAGGAAAAAATGAATCTTACGCTGGATTTATCAAACTAATTTAAATAAAATAAAAGATGGCAGAAGAAACTCAATCAAATCAATATTCTCACATCGATACGTTCGAGCAAATCGATACGATTAAGTTTAATGAACAGATACAGTCTTTAGAAGGATCTGCAATAATTGAACTTTTTGAAATAGATACCGCAAAGTATGGCGGACAAATTTATAGATTTCATGCTGGGAAAGTTATTCAAGGAGATATTGTTTTTAATAGTGAAACATACCAAGCTTATTCTGTAGAAGTTGAAGATTTTGAAATTAAGGGAGACGGAAGTTTACCTCGACCCAAAATGGTGTTAGCAAATACTGATGGATTTATTTCTAGCATTATAAACGGAAAGGATGATTTTGTTGGACTAAAAGTAAAAAGAATAAGAACCTTCTTAAAATATTTAGATGAAACAAATTTTGTTGACAACATTAATCCATACGGCACTCCAGATGAAACTGTTAAATTTCCAGATGAAAAGTATTTTATTAACAAAAAGATACTTGAAGATAAAAACGTTATAGAGTTTGAGCTTGTTTCCGAGTTAGAGCTTGAGACTGTAAAATTGCCAGCTCGTACTGTTTATGCGAATTACTGTCCGTGGATTTATAGAGGAAATGGCTGTCATTATGGAAATAAAGATGTGCACCCAAAGTCAACCTGGCTACTTCCAACCGATGGAAATATTCTTGGTCAACCAGTTGCAGATGCAGACAATAATAAATTTTTAGGAGAAGTATATGGATTCTCGACAGACGGAAATGCGACATGGCAAGGAAATCTTAGCTCGCCATTTGCAAACTCTGGCTCATACGACAGAACTGGAATCTATGCCAGTGGCGACTATGTAACAATTCAAAGCACTGAATCAGACGAAGTTAAATTGTATTTTGTTGCGAAGCCTACTGGTAAAATGGCAACAGAATTTGAAGGTACCGCTTTAACATTTTTTAATGTTTCGGGCAAAGACCCAAGATATGATACAGATAACTGGGTTCAAGACCAATGCTCAAAAAATCTTAGCGGATGTTTACTAAGATTTGCGAATACAAATAAAGGTTTGCCATATGGAGGTTTTCCTGGAGTAGAGAGATTTCCTTATGGATAAAAAAATAGAAACTCTTCTAATTACTCATGCTAAAATTGAACCAGAAAAAGAATGTTGTGGATTTATTGTTTTAGACAATTTAAAGCAGTTAATAATAATACCTTGCGAAAACATATATGATTATCCAAAAGAGGGATTTAAAATTTCTCCTTATAAATTTTTAGAAGTAAAGAAAAAGTATGATATAGTCTGTTTATATCATTCTCACCCAGTTGGTGACGCCATATTCTCTCAAAAAGATATTGATCAATCTGAAGAGTTATGCATTCCTATTTGCTTATACGCATTAGAAACAGACAATTTTAACATATTTTTTCCCACAACATATTCATTGCCGTCATTAATTGGACGTGACTATATAGAACATTTTCAAAATTGTTGGAAGTTTGTATATGATTATTATATTTCAATTGGCCTTTTAAATCATTGTGACTTTAATTTTTACTTAAAAAGGTCAAGCGAATATCAATATGACTCAAGCGTTCTAGATAAATTTAAAAATTTTTTTAAAAAAAATGACATACAAAGAATATCTAACAATTTGGCTCAAACGAATGATCTTTTAATATTTTCTGCCGAAAATGCATCTATATCTCATTTTGGAATAATGTTAGATGATAATCAGTTTATGCATCATCAGCAAGGCACCTTGTCTTCAAAAAGAATGCTTGATGATGTTTTTTTAAAAAAAATACATAGTGTATATAGAATAGCAAATAAATAGTGTAATAATACTTAACGGTCTAAGGATGAAAACTATACATTTACATGGAAAAATTGGTAAAATGTTTGGAGAAAAATGGCTACTCGAGGTGGATTCAATAACAGAAGCGTTGAGAGCAATTGATGCAAATGTTGGAGGCTTTTTCGACTATTTATTAGATAATCTTCAAGAAAACAAAACTTTTTCTTTTCTTCTTGACAACGAAGAACATACAATACAATCCAAAGAAGAGTTAATTGTGCCTTTACCAAAAAAATGTAAAGAATTTCATATAATACCAAATGCAGAAGGAGCTTTGACAGCTTTTGTTGTTCCGTTAATTGTTAGTCTTGCAACTGGATTTATTATGCGAGCTCTTTTTAAGCCGCCAAAGCCAGAAGAAGAAAAGCAAAGCAAATCATTTTTATTTTCTGGCGGAGAAAATGTAGCGCAACAAGGAGTTTCAGTGCCTTTAGGCTATGGAAGGCTTTTGGTTGGTTCTGTGGTCGCTAGTGCTACAATGGAACATATTGATAGACATAGAGTCGATACGACTAGTGATGTCAGTTCTTCACAATCTCACGTTAGATTTTTTAAGAATTTAGGCAATGTGTCCAAGTATCAAGAAAACTTGGGAGACACAAAAGTTTACTTAGAAAATACAGATCCAGCAGGAGTATTTTCTCTAGATCAAGATTCTGGCGGAGGAGTAGGAGGATAATTTATGGCTACTAATGTAGGTTTAGGTAAAAAGTTTAATGCCGTATTAGGAATACATGGTGGAACCTATGATTCTTATACTTATCCTTATTATGATTGGAAGCTTGACACCGCGATAAGAAAAGAAACTCCCTTTGTCAGTAAGGCTAACAAAAAAGGTGAAGATCAGTATTTTGAATCTGCAAGTTTGTCGAAAATAGTTGATTTAATTTGTGAAGGTCCGATCGAAGGTTTTTCTGACAAAGCTGGAAATACTATTAGATTTTTTTCTGCATTGCGCTCACAGAATTTACAGTATTTAAAATCAATATTTTTAAATGATACTCCAGTATTAAATGAAAGAGATAATACGTTTAACTTTAGGGTCTTTGATGCTGATTTTAGAGAAGGAATAACCAGGCAGGATCCTTTTCCAAATTCTTATAAAAGTCACGGTAAAACTATTTTCTACAACTCTCAACTTTTTCCTGCAAATAGTGATGTGCCTAAAACAACTTTGCCAAACGAGCTAGCTCCAGTATCAACATATTCTAGGGAACTAGGCCCAAATGCATATGAGGGAGATCATTTTAATATACAAATGGGCAAAGATGGAAAGTTTGATGACATATTAAAAGCTGCTGGAGTAGCAATAGAATTACAAGATGCAAAAGGTGTAGCGGGTATCGTAAAAGTTTTTACAGAGCAAAAAGTTGCATTACATGAAAAGTTTAAAAAGCTGGAGAGGCATATGCATCCAGTAGTGCACACAATTACTGATACAAATGTAGATATTGTTTCGATCGTGATTAACGTCCAGGCTTTAAGTAAAAATGTTGTAGGAAAAAGAACTACGAAAACTAAACCAGCAGATCTTAGTTTTTTAATTTATGTTAATAACGAAGGAGAACCTTCAATTAATCAGCCGCCAATACTGGAGGTTACTCCTGAGATGGCAGAAAACGCAGAAGGAGCCGCTGATGGTGCAAAATTTGCTATCAATGGTCAATTTTATAATACTGTCCGCGGTTACGTTCCCCACGAATTAATAGAAAATGATACTGGTGGTTATTTTATTAGAAAAGTTTCTGGACTTGCGACCAGCGATTATCTATTTGAGACTAAAATCCACCTACCTCCAAATCCAAAAGGTAAAAAAAGAGTAATAAGAATTTCAAGAATAGATCCCGATGAAGAGTTTAGAGGCGGAAAAGATTCGATTATGGCAGCATCAAGCTTGCATTCAATTGTAGAAACAGTATCTTGTAAATTATACTATCCAGATTCTGCAATCATTGGCACCACTCTTGATTCTAGAGCATTTGCGAATGTTCCAGATAGAAAGTATTTATTAAAACTTTTAAAAATGAAAGTGCCTTCTAATTATTTACCTGATACAAAAGAGTATGTTGGTAATTGGAATGGCAAGTTTAAAACTAAAGATGTTATCAATACATCTTCTTTAACTGGAAATGAATTGACTGGAGCATCTTTATCTTCTTATAAACTCAGAGAAGCAAAAACCGTTATCAACTCAGATGGATCTGTCAAAGTAAAAACTGGGACTAAAAAGTTTGGAAGTGGCTCAATATTTTTTCCAAGCTCAGATACTTTTGGCACAGACGCAGAAACTGGAAAAGTTTTATTAGTTAGGGATAGCTTTTCAACAGTTTCTAATCCAACAACTCGTGGAGATCTTTCAGTAACGCCCGAGGCGCCTCTCGGTACTTTTGATGGAGTTAACTTTACTATTGAGTTTTATGTAAAGGTTAGCAATGCCAGAGTACAAAACGTTTACGATTTAAAAAATCCTGCAGACGACCCGATTACGTCTGGCGTTGAAGGTGTTCCCAAAATTTTAATTGCTTCAGAAGAAAATAGTTCAATTAATTGGGACGGGAATGGTGGAATCCCTGGTCTAGCCGAAATGACTGTAATATCAGATCAAATTCAAAAAGAATTGCAAAGAGATAGTGTTCACAGTACTTTTGCCAATCTTTTTGGCGGCTCCTGGAGAATTGAGGTAGGAACTAAGAATAGTTCTGATCCTGATTTTACTGATTTAGGAAAAGTTAGATTTCGAGCATTTAGTCCTGTTGGAGGTATTAGTTTTCAAACTTTTAATAGCAGCTTGGGAACTACGTCGAATCTGGTTCCAGAATTTTCTGATCTTAAACTGCAGCTACAAGCTGATATAACGAGTACTACAAATATTGCCGACGATGCTTGGCATCATATTGCGGTTGTAAGAAACGGAGATGATATGTACATGTTCGTTGACGGAACTAGAGAAGCTTCAATTACTATTGATAAGAGGCCTATTTTTGGCTTTAAATATTTGTCGGGAGAAAATGCAACTAGAGGAGAAATACAAATTGGTGGTACAAAAACTCCATACGTATCAAAAGATAGTAAAGTTTATGCTACGAGTTTTAATGGCCACATGGATGAAATTATAGTTTCTAAAAAGGCAAAATACATAGAATCATTTAATACTAAGGAACATCCAAGAGGAGGGACTGGTGTTAATCCAGATAATTTAAGAGACTTAATAAAAAACGATTTTACAACACAATTTTATATAAAAGGCGACGACAGAGATGATAATTCCACAGATATATTTGATTTTGCAGAAGCAATAGTTGATGAATCATTTAGATTTGATGAAAATGCAGAATTTGACTCTGCAGAACTACAGTGGACCGATAACCCTGCGTGGATATTTTACGATTTAGTGACGAACAAAAGGTATGGCATGGGCAAATTTGGTTTGAATGCCGAATCTATTGATAAATGGAATTTATATGAAATAGCTAAATATTGTGATGAAAAAGTTAAAACTGGCTTAGATCCAAAATACAAGCCTAAAAAATTTACGGTAAGCAGCAATCCAAAACATGGCAGCTCTAGGATACAAATTGACGGATTCTTAAATCAAGCGGAATTTGAAAAAGAATTTCCAGAGTATTCAACAATAGCACTGTACGATTTAAATGATGAAAAAGAACCCGTTCATAGAAGAATAAAATATTTAAGAAAGTATTCAAGAGAAAAAACTGGTAGTGGTAGTTCGGCGCTTGTACAAACAAATGAAAGATATTCTACTTCTAATCCAAACAAGTTAAGAAGCTACAGAGGAAGCGATGAAAATTCTGCTGGTTCGGCAATAATAGAATTGCATAAACTAATTTCTCCAGAAGAGTGTTTAAGAATACAACCAGGAATATCTGATTTGTTAAGGTCTAAAAAACAAAATGTTAATGCAAACTTTTTTGAAAAAAATGCGACAGATACTCAGTTAATATTGCAATTTATGGATGACCCTGCAAATAAAAATTCTTTGATTACTCAAAATTTTGACGTTAGGCAGAAAATAAATAGCACTTCTACTTCTGGCCTTGCGGCAACAGAATTTTATGGAAATTTTGATATTCTTGAGCCAAGATTTTCCGCTAATCTATATATTACCACTCAAGTGGATGCGTATAAAATATTAAATGACGTAGCTTCTATATTTAGAGGTATCACATATTTTGCGAACGGTAAAATATTCGCACATTTTGATAAAAAACGTGATGCAATATTAAACTTTACAAACGCAAACGTTAAAGATGGTAATTTTAGTTATTCTGGTTCATCTAGATCTGATAGATTCACAACATGCATTGTAAGATATGTAGATAAATATGAAAATTATAAACCTAAAATAGAATATGTTGAAGACCCAGATGGAATTGTTAAATATGGTATTATAGAAAAAGATTTAGTAGCATTTGGCTGCGCTTCAAGATCTCAGGCGCGAAGACTAGGTCGTTGGTTTTTATTTTCAGCTCAGTACGAAACAGAAACTGTAGAATTTTCTGGAGGCAAAGAATGCGCGTATTTAAGGCCTGGAGATGTATTTAAGGTAATAGACAAGACTAGGACCCAGAAAAGGTTTGGCGGAAGAGTTGTTGATTTTGTTTCTGGAGAACAGAAAATAAAAGTTGACTTAAACTTGTCAGAAGATTATGTTGGCGAAAGTATTTTTATCACAATTATACAAGATTTTGAATTTTCTGACGCTTTGAACAGAAAGGTAGATAAAATTACCATCACAGATGAAGGCTCGATTAAGCAAAAAACTGTGACTGATGAAGAAATATCAAATGTACGAAAATCGCAAGTAAAAGAATTTAAAATAAAAAGCATTACTGCAGACAAATCTATTGTGCCCCATGAAAATAGAATAGTAGAATTAGAAGAAGTAGATGGTGGTTCTTTAGATGATTTTGGAAAAATTAATATTGGATCAATTTTTATATTAAATCAAAAAGGTACAGACGTCAAAATTCAAGAAGATACATTTAAGGTTGTTAACGTTGGTCAAATAAATGATTTAGAATATGAAGTTCAGGGAGTTAGGTATATTGAATCAAAATATGATTTGTCTGATAACAAAATCAACAGAAAGCTCAACATAAATTATTCAAAAAGTCCTTTGACTTATTCTAGACCTGCCAAGCCAATCGGCGTGCCCAGAATTTCAATAACTTCTTTAAATGGAGGTTTGGAAAGAGAATTAAGTGTATCGTGGGAGCCAATACCTGTAACTCCAGATAAATATAAAATTGTAATAAC